GCCGTTACATCTGCCACAGTTGCGCCAACTGCTGCAGACTGTGCGCCGCCAAAATTACCATTTATTTTACTGTAGACAATGTTCAACGCCCCTGCTGTCGTGCGTCTGCAATTAGCTCTAAACGCTAAAGCCTTACCCGAGAAGCCTTTTAGATTCATACGCCACCCGTTCGGGGTAGCCGTAGATGTGTGTATCAGTTTGCAGCCGCTAAACGATAACACGCTATTTGCGCTGATAGCCTCAAATCCACCCACGCTAGACGCAAAGCTAATGCCGCCAAGCAGGTCTACACTTGTATCAACATACGCCCCAAACGTCACAACATTAGATGCACGAACACCATTGCTCGCTGCCAGCATTGCAGCTTCCGTGTTGTAGTTGCGGCCATTCCAATAGTGCAGAGTGCCGTCCTCATAAAGATAAGGCGTTGCGCCGTTGTCTGTAGCTTCTATCGTGTTTCTGTTGCCAAATCGTTGACTTATCCAGCCTAAACCATTGGCTGCCAATACATTACGGACAGCAGCAACGAGCGGCGAAATAGAGCCTGCGACTAAGGTACTCACAGCATCAGTGTCCCGTTGATTGATAGTTCTAAAACTTGTTGCTTGTGAGGGCGTTAAAACAATGCTTGTGATGTAGCTGCCAAGCCATGCCCCGTTATCGCTAATCAAATTGAATTTCGACGAATCTGCAAAAGCAGCACGAGTCAGCGTAGTTGTTTGGCCTGTCGTGTAATTGACACTCGCAGCATCGGTTGTCTGCCCCGAACCCGCCCATGTGATTGTGGCAACATCGGCGGAACGAGTACCAGCCGTTAAGATTGGCGATGATGCGTTAGTGCCCGTTTCGATTTGTGCGTGCCAGAAATTGTAAATAATCTGTGATGCACTCGCACCTGAGCCACGGCCAGCATAAGTGCCGTCTGTTGTTGTTCTGAGTTGCAGGGTCATCGCGGCAGTTGTTGTCGGCTTCATCAAAAACTTAACGCGATACCAGCCGCCCGATAGTGTTTCGATGCTGGTCGCTGCCGATGAGTTGATACCAGCCGTTAGGATTGCAGGGCTACCAGAAGCATCCCAGTCAATGCTCAAACCCTGCACCGCGACATAGCCACCACCGCTATAAGTGATTAAAGTGTAACGAATTGCGCCTTTTTTCAGAATCATAGAGACTTGATAATCACCTGCGGCAGCAGGTGTAAACGCTAAATTACGCCCTGAATCAGTTGCGCCTGTCTGTGTTACAGACGTGCCATCTGTTGCAGAATTAGGCGTAGAAATGCCCGTTGTGAGAGTTTGACCTGAGCCTGACCAGCCCGTGCCATTAAGCGTTGTCGGGGCTTGGACTAGGTTTGTTGCAGCATTTTCTAATAAAACGCCTTTGTTTGTTTTACGCAACACGTTAGTCGCAAATGTTTCGTAAATGCCTGAATTATTAAGAGCTAATGCGCTAGAGGCTCGGCTGTACGTTACAGCATCAAACGCTTGAAAATCAGAACGCACGACACCTGATAGCAAATTATCGGTACTTAGAAAATTGAAATAACCGCCAGCAGTTTGAATCGCGTTAATAATCTCAGGGTCAGTACCGCCTAATTGAACAAACAAAGCAGCAGCGCGAGCGTGTACGCCAGCGTCATCGGCGGTCTGCTGCAGTGCGGTGATTAGTGATGAGCTAGGATAGGTATTTACATAAGTTGCTACAGTAGCTACGTTTTTATAAAGCTCATAAAAAGCATTGTCGGGAGCGGCTTTTGGCACATAAAAATACTTATTAGTCGTGCTGTTTGTCGCTGTTATGCCGTCACTTGTTGTCGTAAAAATAAAACCTGCTGCTGCGGCTATTTCTGCTGATATAGCCGATTCGTCAGCGTAATCACTGGCTAAATTTTTACTATTTTCAGCATCTGTTTTGTCAGCAGTGGTCTGAGTTACATCTAAAGCGGTTTGCTCTGCGGTGGCTTGAGCCTGATTTTTAGCTGTTTCAGCATCGTTTTTGTTATTTGTAGTCTGCATCACATCCAAAGCAGTCTGTTGAGCGTCTTGATTAGTTTGCTCTGCCGCATTGGTCGCAACTTCTGCGGCTTCAACAGCTTCATCTCTAGCGGCATTAGCTTCTTGAATCACTAATTGAGTATTAGGAGGTACAGAAACTTCACGAACAACAACAGGTTGACTATTTAATATCGCTTGAGTAATCATATTTTATAATCTCGTAAAACAAACTAAACCATAACTTAAATACGAAACAGTATTATCGGCTTGGGTTACTTTTAATGAATACTCTGCCAATTTACCTGTCGCAGATACAACAATATCACCGTCATCGCGTTCAATAATGCCTGCTGTTACTGTGCCTGTGCGCGTTAAATTCGTGGTTAAACTATTATTCACTTCGGAGGCTGGCACGTTTATTGTTATTTTAGTTAAATCAACAACGGTTATATGGCCGCTGGTTGTGCTTAACGTCAAAATAACATCGTCACTGTCATTATCTACCTTGATTACTAATTCAATATTAGCATCAGAAACATCAACAGGCGTGCCGTCTTCTGTTTGCCAAATAAATTGGGGAGGAAATGGCCCATCTGCACCTATTTCAAAAATCATGTCTTGTCTTAACGCTGGCATATTGCCCCCAAAACAAAAAAGGCCGCATAAGCAGCCTTGTTGATATTTCTAATTACGTTACAGTACCTAAAATACTGCCTGTATTTTGCCAAGTAATAAAACTATTGCCATGTATTGCATCACCTGCAATACCTCCAACACCCGGCGTAAATGATGACGGATATAATGGGCTATATCCATTTTCTCCGTTTTGTGCCAAATCACCACCTTTGCCACCATTTGCTGTATATCCAAACGGTGATGGCGTTGATTTACAAAACTTTATACCTGCATCGCCTCCTTGTGTTTTTGTTGCTGTTGTACCTGCTGTTTCAAAGTTTGAGTCAGTGTAATAATATTCAACACCATCCAAAAATTGCTGAATATAGCCACGCGCACCGCCGTGGCCAATTGGCGCACCACCACCACCTGCCCCTGAATATTCAGAGCTAAGGTCATCACCTAATAATATTGATACACCAGCCCCACCACCACCTGCCCCACCACCAATTGTACCGTTCGTATTATCTATAATAATTGGATAGTCAACTAAAAGTGCATTACCACCATCTTCACCATCTTCACCAATTGAAAAAATTTCTTCATCTATTCTTGGTGAACTGTTTAATGATTGATAATACCAACAAGCATCAGCACCTTTACCACCACGCCCTGCAATTAGTCCTTTATTAATTAAAATAATGGTTACACCGCTTGGCCATCTGTCATCAACAGTTAAGGCGTAGTTAGATACTGTAGAGCCTGTAATAAAAACATCTTCAAGTATTTCAAAATTAACCGTTATACCTTGGTCTGGGACACCAAACTCATTAACAAAATAATCATAAAGATTAACGTCTACATCGTCCAAGATTGGAATATCGTAACGATTGCTAATAGGTATATTTACACTGACCTCTTGGGCTTTATATTTAATATCATCATTATCTGTGGGTTGTGCGTAAACCACTTCAAAAGGCACACTTTCAATAGCCCCCGATACCCTTTGTATTTTTCTAGTTTCTGCAATAAATAAATCACCGACTTTTAATTGCAAAGCTGGCACTAAATTAAATTCAATAACTCGCGGCGCGTCCCGATAGGTTTTTATTAACGAATCAGCCAAGGCATTAACGCGACCTAAACTCGTTTTTTTGAACCAACGGCTGTATATTTTTTTGAATGGATTTGTACCATATTGCAATGCACTAATTGCATCTAAGTCGGGCGTAGCCACTCGCAATTCATAGTTTTTTAAGTCGTCGATTTTTTCGGTCGGCTTCTTTTGTGCAAAGTATATTAACGCAGTCGCAATACGTTGCGTGGTATCTGTTTTTACGTCGATTGTTTTGCTTAAAAAATGGCTTTCGTCGGTCAATACTGGCAAGCCATCAGGCAATGGCTTAACAGCTCTAAACGGTATTTGTTGCTCTAATTCGTCCCACCACACACGACACAAGCCTTGTTCTGTTAGCTCGCCGATTAGTGTATTTATGCCTGTTGGCTCTGTTATTTCAGCATTCCAAACGCCTGCTAAATAAGCTGTAGACTCATCATCCCAAGCGTCTTTATCAATATAATCTGTACTTATGCCCGAGTATGTTGTTAATAGCTCATAAATAACATCTTGTATTTTTTCATCATCAAAAATACCCACTTCTTGTGCTGTGTCATCTGCGCTGTGAACTTCAGCAGTTGTATTGCTTGCGCCTCTAGTAACTGTAAATGTATCGCCCGAACGCGAATAGACAACCACTTCACCACTAATCGCTAATTTGCCCGATGTTTTATATTCCGCACCAACACCACTCGGCACTAGAGTAAATGACGTGTCAGTATCGCTAATATCGGCACTTAAACGCCCGTTTGAGGGCTTGGGAAATAGTGCTTTTTTGTCGTCTGCTAGTTTTAAAATGTCTTTAGCAACAACTGTTACATCGTCGTTTTTGCTAATACCATCTAATCTATCAATAACATAAACACTGTCAACAAAATTGCTCCAATCAAAAACGGCAGTGAGATAACCACGGCGCACCCTAAGCACGCGGTTCTCATAATATGGATTACGCGCCTTAAATTTTCCCCAAAACGTCCCGCTGTTTGTGGTGTCATAGGTGCGTTCCTGCCAATAAGGGTCTATTTCTGTGTCTGGCCACGGTGCGTCTATAAAATTAACTCTAACACTACCACGCACACCCAAACCCTTACCTGGCGTAATCTCTTGGCTGGCAAAAGACACGCTTTTTATTAAAGGAATGGCGTTAATGCCAACGGGAATTGATGCGTTTTTTTCGCAAAATCGGTAAGTTTTGATGGTTTTATCAAAGTTTGCAGGGTCATTACACGTTGAATAAGTGTTATGACATTTATCATCGCCTGTTTGTGTTGCTGTACACGCACCAATGCCTGAGCGTAACGCGCAAAAATCCATATCTAATTCAATAAAAACGGTGGGGATATGGCCTACTTTTGCACTTTCTACCGCGTAACTCATAGCACCCCCGATAGCAGGCAATTAACAGGGATATTTAGATTTTGGCGATAGTTTTCGTCTATCGGTGCATCGGGAATGTCACCGTCTGTTTCGCACCAACACGCATCGGCTGGACGGTCTGTGTGATTCCAACTAAACAAAAACGGGTATTTTTCAGCGTGCAAAATAAATGGCTCGACGTGTTCACGATACCAATTTGCAGGAATGGCCTTGTTTAAAATGGTTGTTTTTGCGCCACGCGAGGTAATAGCACGCCCAGCAAATTGGCCGCCTTCAGTTTTTTGATTTATTATTGTGTTTTTTCGAGCTTGATGTGGCAGCACAAAACTGGGCGGCATACCGCGATATAAATTAAACGCCTCGCCGAACATCAACACGCCGCAATAAAAACCTGTAGTTGTTAAGTTAAAATAAACTCGCCAATGCGTTGCAGACACACTACCAAAAAGGCTAATTTTTAATTGGTTATCGGTAAGGGTGGTTGATGTTGTAGCGTCAAGCCAGCTTGAGCCGCTATCAACAGAGTATTGGAGTTTAACTGTGCCGCCGATTGCGCCTAAATTGTGACGATAAATAGCAAAATAGTCGGCTGTTACTGCACTGTCAAAAACAGCGGTGATAGTTTGCACACCGCTTGCCGTCGGCGACCAATAGCTTGTAGTACGCCAGTCATAGGCATTGGCCACACTAAAGCCTGCTGACTCAGTAGATGCTGTGATGCTGTCAACAAGTGGCGATGTAAGCGCATTGTCGTAAAAAATATAGGCTTTACTCATGCCGCAATAAACCTCAAGTCTTTAAATTCTTTGCCGTCGGCACGCACTTCGTCAATAAAATCAATAAGCTGACGACCGCTTAACATTCTGTCTTCAGGCACACGAATATAAGTGACGTTAGTGTCTGCCAATTCTTGTGCGCGTTGCTCTGAACGCGGAACAACATCATTAGACGATGACAATGCCGACGGCGCACCGCCTGCCACACTTGAAGGACTACTGCCACTTAATACGCCTTGCGCCATGCTTGCGCCAAAAGCAATCGCTAAGCCAGCGGCCGCAACACCTAATGCAGGGCCAATAAACGGAATGGGGGCAAGCGCGGCATAAGCACCTGTCGCTGCGCGGTAAGTATTAACGCCGATTTCGTACAATGCTTGGGCTTTTTGGATGGCTTGGGCAGCTTTAGCGGCCTTGCTTTGGCCTTGAGCCATTGAATTTAAGCCATTTTGAAAGAAGCTAACATTTGCTGCCATTTGCGCTTTTTTGGCTTCTAGCTCTACATCGCCATTAGTGACAACTTTGTTAATACGATCTTGGTCGAGTAGCAGCCATGAATTGTTAAATTCTTGTTGGGCGTTGAGCTTGTAGACGTTGGCGGCATCCATTGCGACGAGTTCAGAGTCAACCAGCGCGAAAAATGCGTCGTTTGCGGCAATTTCATTTTCATTTTTTGCGTTGTTTTCGTAGACTTTCGCTGCATCCATTGCAACAAGCTCAGAATCAACTGTATTGAAAAATTCAGTATTTGGGTCAATAGCTTTTTTATTTTGTAAAACTGAAGGTTTAGCTTCTTTATTTTTTTTATCTTCTTTTTCTTGGGCAGCTCGCCGCGATTTCTCAATCGCTAATGTGTTTTCGTATTTATTTTGAGCCTCTAGCCACAATAATGTGCTTTCAAAAAATTCATCATTAGCAGACTTTGCATCTGTTGCCGCTGCGCCGACACCTGTCCAAATTTGTATGAGCTCTGTAATGCCTTTATTATATTTTTCTTCTGCTGTGTTATCCGCCCAAACTGCCTCCAAGGCTTTCCATGCGGGTTGTGCCCCGAAAGGATTTTCAACGGCCGCCTGCAAGCCAAGCCTAACAATCGCCAAGGCTTTACCCATTTTCTGCTCAATACCTGTTGCAACAATATCGACCACTTTATAAATAGTCATAAACGACTTGATTGTGCCACTAATGACTGCGCCGACATCTTTAGCAAAGCTACTTCCCGATGATGTTGCAATACTTTCGCTTTTTGCTGCCAAATCAGACAAAACAGGGATTAGCTCTGTTGCGATTTGCTGCCACAATCCTGTTGTCGCGAACTTCATATTGTCTATTGCATCATTAAAAGTACCTGCCGCGTTCGATGCGTCTGTACCCACAACAAGGTTTAATTTTGCGGCTTTATCAGTCAACTCTTGAATTGCGCCACTACCCTGCTGCAAAGCAGGCAAAAGAGCTGGCCCTGCTGATTTACCTAGCAAATCAATGGCGACATTAGACTGAGTTGCGCCTTGCTCCATTTTTGCCAGTTCGTCCGATACGTCCATCATCACATCGGCCGCGTTACGCATTGCCCCGTTTTGATCACGCACTGAAATGCCTAGCACGTCAAACAAATCTGCCTGAGCTTTGCTGCCTTCTGCCGCCGCAACCATGTTTTCGGACAGTTTTTGCAAGCCGCCCGTGTAGTCCTGTAGTGTTGCATCACTAAAATGTAGCGCGTATTCCATTGCGCTAAGTGCCTCAGCTGTTTGATTGCTACGAGCCGCAACATCAGCAAGCCCATCGGCATAGTCGATTTGCTCTTTGATTCTGTCTTTTATGCCATCAATGGCAAATGCGGCAGCTAAAGCCGCACCAATAGCTAAGGCTTGGCTTTGAATCGTATTGCTGGCATCTTCAGTAACAGCAGTAACGTCATTCATTGCGTCTTGAGCTGTTGCTGGAGCTTGAGCCATGCCACGGTCAAATGCCGTCGATTCGGCACTAAGGCTGATATGCAAAGCCCCGATCTGTACGCCATTTGCCATGATTTTTACTCAATAAAAAACCCGCAAAAGCGGGTTATTTCTTATCAAAACGACTGAAAAAGCTCTCAATCTGTGCTTCAACTTGCTCATCTGATAGCTCAGATTTGTGTTTTGGCTTGTACGACATAAAATCATCCGACCGTTTAGCCGCTTGATTCTTGCCCCGATTGACGTTAAACGTCATTGCCAACAGCTCGGCATTGCGCCTATCCGCCCTTAACTCACCAAAATGCGTCAAGTTAAAACAGGCTTGCCATGTGCAAAACTCGGCAACATCCATTGTTGCCTTCAACTCTCTCACTGTGCGCCCTAAATGTCCTGCCAATAAAAACCAGAACTGTTCTTCAGGACGCTCTAAGAGTTTTTTTCTTCTGCCTCGACACTATCGGCCAACATTTTGTTGATTTTCAACGATGCTTGAATGAGTCGCTGAATTGCCGCGCCATGCAATTTACCAATATCGTCAAAATGCTCAGGCGTAAAAACAGAATTGCCGTCGGTATCAGTTGTCGAAAAAATCAACACCATCGTGCCAAAGCCTTCTGTTTTATCGCCTTGTTTTTTTGACTGTTCGCGCCACGCACTATTCATCAGCTCGCGTTGTGCGCCTGTCATCACGTTGACGCGCAATACCACACCATCGCCAAATTCAGGCATCGGCATATCTTCAAACGGCAACTTGCCAATCGTTGCAAAAATAGCAGCCGCTAAAGCTAATTTAGACATGATTAAACCCGTGTATATGGAGATGCGCCGCTAACTTTTAGCGTGACCGTTTGACGTAAAATGTCATCCATGTTGGATGTTGGCTTGATGTTAGTAACAATGGCTTTAAATGCACGGTAGTCGCCATTTCGATATAAAAAGCGATAATCGACAGGCGCGCTGACTAACAAATCATCTTCAAGCAACTCTTGCGCGGCACTACCTTCATCAAAAATAATATCTAATTCGACATTACCCGATTCAATTAAGTCCGCACCTTCAAACGCTTTGTACGGATCAGGGCTTGCGCCATCGTATTGATCAATCGTTGTGACATCAATCGTGCCACGCGACTGATCTGGCGGTGTCATGCCTTTGCATCCACCAATGGCTGTCCAAGTTAAGACTTCGGAGACTAAAGCCCCACGTTGAAATTTTGCACCTTGTACATGTACGGTCATGTTGTTTGCTCCCAAATGACAAAACTAATCATAATAACGTGTGACTGTACTGAATCTTCAAAACTGTACGCGTCACTCAAAACCGAACAACTCGGTAAAATGGTTTGTGCTTCCATTGCTGTAATTACGTCATCTTTTAAGCGTTTAACTTCATCGTAATCGGCTGAAAAAATGTACGCATCAAATTGAATCTTGCTATCACCACTAAAGCCGCTATCGATTGAATTTTCCTTGATGCTGCTAGGCTCGGTGTAAACTAAAAAAGGTCTTTGCGTTTTTTCGGGTGCATAATTTGGAAAAACGCGCGAATTAAAAATGCTTTTAACGGCATCAAAAAAAGCGGTACTAGCTTGCATTTTGCGCCCCTAATCGTCTCGCCTCAGCTTCTATGCCGTCAGCTAATAATCTTGATACTTCGGCTAATGCTTCGTCTTTTTTGGACTCATAAGCAGGCAATAAAAAGCGTTTAGGCATAATGTATTTACCGCTTTTAGTGCGCCAGCCCCATTCTTGAAACTTGCCATAAAACGCACGGCCATCAAGAGGGATGATGTATTGAATCTGCCCCATCGTTGCCCGCTTGCCTGTTAATTTTCGCTCTTTAAGTTTGCGTTTTAGATTGCCAGGCTTAGCAACAATGATCTTTCCACGCTCTTTGAATTTATGCGTTTTTGTGCCGACTGGCGCACGGGCTTGAGCATCTACACGCACAATAACTGCGCCTACTTTTAATGCGTCACCAATAATGGTTTTTGCTACTTTTTTATTGAGTTGGTCGATGCTTGTTTCTAGTTGAGTCATGCCCAAAACAGTGACGTTTGACATTTTTACGACTCCCGAACGCCTTCACTCACCATTAAATGAAGTTCTTTATTTCGCTCACCGACGTTAATTAGCGCATGAATTGTGTAAATTTTATTGTTATAAACTGCACGCATCTTAGCTGTAATGTCGGCACGAAAACGCATTTTGATAATGCCCGTGACTTCACTGTGATTTTGCTGTGCGGCAAACAAAAACTTGCCCGACAACGGGATAATTTCGGATTGAACGGTGCAAATGGGTTGCCAGATAAACTTTTCACCACCGCTGGAATTGCGGGTTTCGGTGAGGGCTTCGATTGTGATTTTGTGACGCAATTTGCCTGCTTGAATGGCCATGTCAAACCCCTAGCTTGCGATAAGGATTCATTAAGTTTTGGCACGTTATATTGATATTAAGTGCTGTCTCCTGCTGAGCTGCGAGGTTGTCCATAAAGTCACCAACCATCAAAAGAGCTGCATGAATTAATGGGTATGCAATCAGTAACGGATCTTCTTTGTCACGGCAGCGAGGATCGCTTAACGGCCGATCTATATAATCACTGAAGCAGCTA